TCAGCAAAAGGAGCAAGATGCTTATATCGTTTACTCCACGCAGCAGAAGAGTCACAACCAATGTCCACTACTGGTAAATCTTCAACTGATTTAATATTATCCAGAGGAATTGTCATATGAGGCATTTCTTCTTCTGGGATATGATTATCTCGTGGCTGTCCAAATCCAGCACAAGTTAAATTACATCCAAAAGTCCTTAGGAACACTGAGGGAGTCCCAACCCATTTCCCTTCACCCTGTACAGAGTAGAAGTATTCAGAATATCTGATTTTATCCATTTATTTCTCCATTATATAAAAATTAAATTACACGTAAACCTTCACCTCTCAATTTATATTATACAACAATGTCGATGGAAGGTCAACGCTGTTTTATGCCAATATTATACTTAGGGCAAAGTTCCCAATTGTGCTTGTCTTTATGAGATATGATCTTGATTTGATTTAGGGGGGCAGTCTCTTCAATTGGATCTACAGTTTCAAGTAGTCCCCAATCTGACATCAATTGTACAATTGTATTTCGACGGCCAATGTCATTCTTCGTTAGGTTAGACGGTTTGCCATCCAACAAGAAGAGTTCTTTAAAATGTGTAATGAAGTACCTACCTTGCTTATGTAATATATGACAAGACTGATACAATTTGGAGTCTCTCTTTGAAGCGACTCCCATTCGTGTTAGGGTTTCTCTGATCTTTAGAAAATCGTCTGGTTGAGATAGGACAACTTCTAACATCATATCGGGGTTCCAATCAACCAATTCGTCGTTTTGTTCCACCATGATTTATTCTTTCCTTAATTATATTCAATTCATTATTATTGAAAAGAGGAAGAACATTCTGATACTTTATTCCATTTAGAAAATCTTTTCCTCTTTCTCACAATATTTATACAAATGCCAATTTGTATAATAGATATAAGATGGATATCACGAGGCTTAGGTATCATAACAACAAATGTAAATTATTTGTTGGACCCTCCCTTATCTAACTTAGTTTTTATAAAAGATAATTCTGTCTCTGACAACAGATTACTAACATCCCGGGCCTTTTCATTTGAGTAACCATAGTACTCTTTGATAGCTTTAATATCATTAGACTCGGAAGCTTTGTTCCACTTCGAAAAGCGCTTTCGTTTTCGTATTATATTAAGAAGAAAATCCATTTGCAGGCGTGGGTCAAGATGGGACTTTAAATTCATCTCATTAGCATACAAGACCGTGTCAGGGAAATAAGAAAGGCCGCGATTAACCATAAAGGCTGGATAGTCCTTCTCATTTTCTAAGATATCTTTTTTATTTACATTGATTGCATTGAGATAATCAAATGGATTCTTAGTACCCATTATTTAAACTGCCCTTGAGCCATAATCTCCGTAAGACAAGCAACAGTGTTGATTTCATGATCTGCAACAAATGCATTCTTATATTGATATTCTGCAATTACAAGAACCAGTTGTGGTATGTAGCTTGGCTCAACATACTCTAACATATTGTCGTAGATCATTCTATAGATCTTTGCAGGCTCCATATCAATATTATCACTAACCCATTTACGCATTCCTTTGAAGTTCTTTTTCTTTAGATCCTCCATAAGGCCTTTAATAGAGGACTCAGACAAGGAGACTAGAATACCTGAGTCAATAGAACCTGACATACCATAACGTTGACATTCATTAATAACTCTTCGCCAGTCAGGGATATATTTCATAATTAATTCGGCGAGGACTGGATCTTCATACTTCACTTCTTCCTTTGTTAGGATGGTTTGAAGTCGACCCATGAATTGACCAGCAAGTTCAGCCTTATTACCTATGTTGAATTCATATACAGAACATCTCGAGTGGAGGGGCTCAATAATACGGTTCTTAAAATTACAAGTTAGGATGAACCTACAATTGTTTGAAAACTCTTCGATGAAACCACGAAGAGCTGGTTGAGTAGATTGGGGGTTTAGATAGTCTGCCTCATCAAGAATGACTACCTTATAACCCCCCTGGAGGGAAACAGTTGAGGCGAACTGTTTAATTTTACCACGAAGTGTATCAATGTTTCCGTCCTCCGAACCATTAACAATGATATAGTCGAGATCAAGTTCATTACATAGTGCACGAGCAACAGTAGTTTTACCTACACCAGCTGTGCCTGTAAACATCATATTAGGAAGTTCACCAGAATCAACAATCTGCTTAAATGTATCTTTTAATTGATTAGGCAGTACACACTCATCAACAGTAGTTGGTCGGTACTTTTCAACCCACAAGAACTCATCTCTCATTTCAATTTCTCCATGATATAAAAATTACATTATACTTAATTAAGCTTTGGAAGTCAACGATTCATATAGATCCTCCACATCAGATTGTTGTGTTGCCACTTCTACCATATTCTGCTTATGATAAATCTTGGCTACGGTTCGTAGCGTCCTCTTATCAACGTCATACTTATCTGATAGATCAGCAATTGCTTCTTTAACATAATCTCGTTCAGCCTCTGATCGAGTAAAACTGTTTGAGATCTCTTTAATCACTTTCATCAAATCTTGCTTTTCATTATCTGTCATAATATAATTTCCTATTAAATGTAACTCATTTCCATCTCTTGTAGAATCTCTACGTTAGATTTGGTCTCATGGTGGTTGACAGGACACCCACAACTGTGGTCGTCGTCTTGTTCATGTAATTCAGCTTGTTGTTGATGCCATTGAGCAATGGCTCTGTGTTGTTCTACGGTCATAGTATTCCTTTTAATTAAAACGTGGATTAGCACTAACTACATTAGCTTCAACAATGTCAAAAGTGTTGTCCTTAAACACAGTCTTGTATCCATGTCCATCCTTTCCGCCAAGATTGTATACAGATACGATCTCACGACCCATACCATCTACACCACCAGCGTCAATTTTAGTACCATCTTCTAATACAACACCCCAAACTTGAATAGTTCTACGAGGTCCTGCTTTTGCTTTTGAACTTCTTCTCATAATATTAATCCTATTTTGAATAATGTCCTACCAAAATGGTAGGACATTATTATTTATAAGACTAAGCTTCTTCAGATGAAGTTTCGTCAACGGCTTCTTCCTTAGGTGCGTTGGCCTCTAGGAAAGCAGCAAGACGATTGCGAACAATACCCACATCACTCAACTCAGGTCCTTCAAAAGCACCACGCTTTGTCACGATGTCAATGATTTGTACACATGCTGCAATATCTTGCAAACCAATCCCAGGAGCTTCCTGCTCCTCTACCTTATTTTCTTCACTCATATTTTATACTCCAAAAGTTGAGGTTTTTTCAAGTGCTACCCAGTAGTTTGTACTGCTAGCGTTCACAGATGCAATTCGTTTAGATGAAAGTCCAAATGAATACACATCACTTACAATAAACTTAAACAGACTAATGTCCATTATTAGCTCAAAGTTCTTATCGGTATCAATGTTACACTTGTCAATATCAATACTAAATTCATTCGATGTAGGATTACTTATATCAGTTACAGTTAATGTTACACCATTATTTCCTCTTGTAACAACAAGATTGTTTAGTTTCATTGCACCTGATGCTTTTCTGATCTGATTCAACTGACTATTAGTTAGATCAAATTTAATCTCTGGATCAGGCATCACAACATCCTTCTTGGCCACTGTCAGATTATCAATATCCGAGAAAAAGTATTTGATCGATCCAGTAGAGCCTTTTACTCTAACAAACTTCTGATCATCATCAAATTCAAAGTTTGGATCATCAAACATTCCAATAACAGCAATAAACTCCGACAAATCGTAGATTCCAAAGTCGTATGGAACATCCTCTATAATCGATGTCGAAGCCATTAAATTCTTTGAGTTTGATACAGTTCGTATCAATTTGTCGCTATTAATAGCGATATTACTATTAATCGACGCGAAGTTCTTTAATACTTCCAACGATTGATCACTTAATTTCATATACACTCCTGTTTTAATATATGGGTATTATACGGGAGTTGACCACAAAAGTCAACTCCCATGTCGATTTAGAACTCCGCTTGTGCAGCAGTTTGCTCTGCAGACGGGACGTCATCTCCAGGATAAGAACCCGTTGGCTGTTCCACTGTAGCATCAACCTTACTGTAAAGATCAATAAATGCATCCTTTGTATCTTCATCAAAACGATTTACACACAGCTGGATAGCTTTGTTACGATCCCCAAAGATTGAGAATGTCTGAACAATGTGGCAAAGGCGACGAGTAGAGATTACTTCATCAATGCCTTCATCTTCGTAAGTTCTACGGATGGTATCGGCCCATCCAACTAGAAGATTTGTGAACTCATCATCAACACACTCGAACTTCTCCATGTGCTTTGTAATGATTTTCTTCTCGATATTCATTGTTGGGAATGTTTGCTCGACTGTGATAGTAAAGCGCTCTAGGAATGCCTCATCAATGATTGTAGCAGCTGAAAATCGTCCATCCTCAGATCCTTTTCCTTTTGTGTTTGCAGTTGCAATCACTGTGAATCCTTTCTGAGGGCGAATCACTTCACCAGTCTTTTTAATCAGAACTGGCTTACCTTCAAGAACACCTTGAAGTGACATAATTTTATTTGTTCCGCGATCAATCTCATCGATCAATAGAACAGCACCCTGCTCCATTGCTTTGATAACTGGACCTTTCTGAAACACAGTTTCTCCGTTCAGAAGACGGAAACCACCAATGAGATCATCTTCATCAGTCTCGGGAGAGATTTGAATTCGAACATATTCACGACCAGCCTTAGCACAAGCTTGTTCGATCATGAATGTTTTGCCGTTACCAGATAGACCAGTAACATAGGTAGGATAAAACTCGTTAGATTTAACGATCTTGAAAATATCCTTGAAATTGCCCCATTCAACAAATGTGTTACATTTCTCAGGGACGAATACTTCATCATTCGATACAGATGAAACACCAACGTTTTGAGCCACAGCAGCTCGAACAGTGGTTGGCACTTCATCTTTAGTACGAAATGGAAGAAGAGCAGCTTCAAGGTTATAAACACCTCGGCTGACCTTCGGGAATTTACGGAATTGGTTAGCGATTGCATACTTACCGTATCCAAGTTTGGTAGCGACTGCTTCAAACTCTTTAAGGGTGAACTTAGACTGATCAACATATTGATCAGCGACTGCTTTTAAAACTTCATTCATATTCATAATATAGATCCTTTCTCAATTGTTTACATATACATTATCTAGGAAAACGACCAAAAGGTCAACAGCAAAATCAAGTTTTTCTGAAAAAAAATGGATATTTTATAGACATATCCAGGTCTATATCACAGTACGGTCCTAAAGTACTGTTAAACGAGCTCCTCCACAACGCCGAGGACTTCTGCTATGGCTAGCAGGACAGCGCCTGTAACAATTGAGAATGGGAGGGCTCCATAACCGATAAATCTCAATGATGACTTGATAAAACTAATTAATTGATGACGCTTTGCATCTGGATATTTCATATCTACTCCTTTTATGCGGCCACCGCGTCGGTGATCTTATTTACTAATTGACGACTGTGTTTTCCAGTCTTCGCGAATTTACGGAATTGTCTCTTGATATCTTTGATCTCTGTAGACTTTCCGTTTTTGTTATTTTTAACTTCAAATGTGTCTGAAATCCTACTTCTTTCCTTTGGTGTAGCAATCTTGATAACAAAGAAGTCATCATATCCTGCTTTAGCATTCAAGTGAAGAACGCCATCTCCAAGGAACTTCTTGCGATTTTTATCGTAAAACCGCTCTGCTTTGATCCAATCTTGATTGAATGCAATTGCCAGACCACTCTTCACGTCATGCTTATTAGCACCAAGGAAGAATCCAATAGTAGTTGCTCCAGTGGCCTCTCTAAGATTCTTAACTAGTGCAGCTGTCATTTCCCTACCAGATCCAGCTCGAACTGTTCTCTTTCCAACACGAACAACAACGTCTTGAGTATCAACATCAACTCCTTTTCCATTGTTAACGATCTTAAATCTGTAGTGTTCTCCTCCAGCATAAATATTATCAGCCATTCCATCTGTAAGAACGATTACATTAGTGTTTTGGGTAGCATAAGTCTTGTTGAACTTATTAACGATCTTCTCAGCAGCAATCAGTGTCTGATTTAGAGGAGTTGATCCATAACTATCCAACTCACTGAAGTTATATTGACTAATTCCATATGTCCATAGGCGGCTATGTCCACGTACTCCAGTCAACCACAGGCCCATTAGAGCTTCGTTAAACTCCTTCTTGGTCATTCTGTTAGACAGAACCTCTACAATCTTCACGTCAATGTTTGCAATGTCACTACTTAGTTTCTTACTCTGAACCTCGTTGGAACGGTATGGATCCAAGTTACGACTTGATGTGAATGTGTATATCTCAAATGGAATGTTTACTCTCTTGCAAAACTGACCAATAATCATTGTCTGACGAACAGTATCTTCGATGATACTTTCCATTGAACCAGATAGATCCATGAACATAATAATTCCGTGACTCTTTGCTTGTGCAAGTTTTGTTACAGTCTTGAAAATGTCCTCAGAATACTGATACTGATACAACTTGTTAACATTGATTGATCCGGTTTTAGCCTCTTGAGCACGAGAATACTCATAAGCAGCTTTCTTACGATCAAAATCCTTTGCCATCATATTTACAATCGTCTTGTGAGACTTCAAGGCTGCCTCATAATCTTCACGAAGTCTGTTATAGTAAATAGAACCAGAGTGGGAACCACTAAACCATTCTGTCTCTCTGATCCATTGACGACGACGATCAGCAAGAAGTGTCTTATAATCAAAGATCATTGCATCAATGTTTGAATTGGTAATACCATTACTGAACAGAGGAACTTTATCTTTATCATTTTCACTCTTCTCAAGCAGTTCTTGTGCATTTCCGCGGAAAGTGTCGTCTGTTTGAGTATCAGAAGCACTCACAGACTCACTCTCGTCTGGAGATCCCTGATCTCCAGCGTCTTCAGACATCTCGTTCCTTTCATCTCCTTCATCAGATCCCTGATCTCCAGCATCTTCGGACATCTCGTTTGGAGATCCCTGATCTCCAGCATCTTCGGACATCTCGTTCCTTTCATCTCCAGCGTCTTCGGATATCTCGTTCCTTTCATCTCCTTCATCAGTGGAGAATTCAAACTCTTCTTCACTATCCTGGTAGTCCTCACTATTACCAACGAAATCATGTATTTCTTTACATGCTTTTAACACATCATCCCATGTATCAACACCCATAGCAAGATCAACAAATGGTTGTTCTGTCTTGCTAAATTCGATTGGGAAGTAACCACGACCCTTTGCATAGACATTCAAGCGATCCATGAATGACGCTTTAGTCATATCACGACCTTCTGTTCCAAACAAGTTGTCATCAAATAATCTCTTGTATCCTTTTTTGAATGGACGAACTATACCAGGATACATTTCCTGGATCTTGTTTTCAATTCGGATATCTTCAATGATGTTCACATATGATTTTGGAACACCAGGAATAGTTTTGTCAGATTCGTGCCATCCTTCAGCGGGAGTGAATAAGGCGTGGCCAACTTCGTGACCAACAAGCATGTCATAAACATCCTTACCCTTATCCGCCCATAACGGAAGTTTTAGAATTCTGTCTTCAACATCGAATGATGCTGTAGGATAGTTGCCATGTTGAACCGTAAGATTCTCCTTTGCAAGCAGCTTCGCTAGATAATTCTGTGATTGTAAATTCATAATATATGCCCTATTTCTCAATTGTTACATATACATTATCTACTAATTCACAACAAAGGTCAACAGTTATTTACAAAATAATTAGATTATTTTAGCATTTTCTTGATTGATCAATCTCTTTTTTCTATACTCGATCAAATCATCCCAACAAATAGGAAGATAATTAGTCTGTTCGAGGCACACATTTTCATACTCAAACTCAGGCATTGTGTGATAATGTGTATGCCCGTGAATGTTGATTTTACCACGCAACTCTTCTGGATGAATTGGAGCGTGGGTCAACCAAGCGTGTTTATATCTTACAATACCCTCAACTTCTTTGAACGCTTTCAGATACACGCTTGTATTTAGATTATCATGATTTCCGCGAATTAGAATCTTCGTGCCATTCAATTGTTTAATTGACTCAAGCCCATCCATTGTGAAAGCGGCATCCCCAAGCACATATACTTTATCTCGTTTGGTAATTGTGGACTGCCAATTGTCCATTACAAATTTTCTATGATGTGTCTCTGACTCAAATTCCTTTCTGAAATTATGAATATTCTTGTGTCCAAAATGTAAATCTGAAGTGAAAAACACTCTACTCACAAAATCCCTCCGTTCACTTTAATCATATTATACCATA